GTCCAAGTAAGATTAGCTTTTTCATTTTTAGTCCTTTTTATGTTAAACGAACAATTCTGTTACTATACTACTGATTTGATTCGGTGTCAAGTGAAAAGTGGTGGAAGGTGAGAGAATTGAACTCCCAACAAAGCGGTTATGAGCCACTAGTTCTACCATTGAACTAACCTTCCAATTTTGGTGCGGGTGGTGGTATTCGAAACCACAAACGACGGACATTTTAAGTGTCCCGGCAATACCATTTAGCCTACACCCGCATTAACTCATCTTAGTCAGTAGTATACACCTTTGGGAGACGGATGTCAAGTGTTTTCTTTTGAGCATTTTCAACAACTTGCTGGACATTCTCTTCGGAAATTACTCCGTTCTCAATAAGCATATTCATAACATCTTCAGGAAATATTGTAAACTTTTTCCTACGCCACATTGCCAACTGTTCTACTACTTTTTCGATATCTGTCATGAGAAAAAAGACTCCTATTGTCGTTGAACTCATCTTAGATAACAATATACACTAATCCCTACTCAATGTCAAGTTCTTTTTTAGACTCCTATTGTCGTTAGGATTTTGTTATGTTGTATATGTAACTATCATCAGTTTGAATTTGTCTTTTATTTTCAACAGAATACATTGTATTATCAATTTTATATCCTGGATTACGATCAATTCTATTTTGAATCCACGCATCATCATACCATATAATTCTGTTGTTTGGATAACAGTAAAAGTTACCATCATCAATTTTAAATAGATGAGCACACTTATGTTCTGGTGTTTCAGAAAAATTAGTATCAACTATTGCTTTGTTTTCCCAACTCCAATCCAGAGTAAACATATATGTACCTTTAACTTTAATACCATCTGGTCTAATTAATTCTGCTTTTAAACCATTAAGTCTATTTCTTATTTGTACATCAATATATGGAGAAAAACAATCCCAATACATAGCTTGATCTAAAGATACAACAGGTGCATCAGTTTTCCAACAAAAAGCTGTGATAGGTCGTCTCGTCCAGTTTACGCCATTTTCAAGAAATGCTTCGAATAAAGGAACTCTTTTTTCTATAGATGCTACAGAATGAATATCAGCAAGAGTGAACTCGCCGTGTCCTTTTTCATGGTTGAATAGATATTCATTCCTAATATGACAGGTAAATGTTGGAATATTATGATTTAAATATGGCATGATTGATCACCAATATATATGTTCACGAAAAGAATGCTTCAAGTGTTGATATTTTCTCTGTTTTCCATCCAATACTATCCAGAATAATCTTCAATGGGTCAACAAAAGATTTCTCAAATTGTGTGTCATAGTCGATATACTTATGTAGATCAAACTCGACAGGTAAACTTCCATTAAATGCTATAATATTACTTCTAATAATATTTGGCTCTTTAAGGAAGATAAACTTAATCTTATCACCTTCTTTGATATATGGATATTTCTTATCCAGTTTCTTGCTTTTTTTGAGTAGATTATTATATAGCAAAGAACCACGAACATGAATGGGACAACCTTTACCATATATATTAGTTTTATCTGAAAACTTATCAAGTCCATTTACGCCACGAGGAAAAGCAATCTCTGATAAATCTTCTTTGTTAAATTCTTTTCTATAGTCCTCAATGAATTGTATAACAAAAGATTCATCCTTATTGATGATGATATCAATAGCTTCTTTCAGTTTCTTTCTACAACTTGAGGGAGTAGATGACTTAACCACTTCCAATCCCATAATTTTAACTTGGGGTTTAGCATATTCTACACCTTCATTATTATATACATTCAGAATATACCTTTTCTTGGCAGTCCATATGCCTTTGTCTGCAATAGCTTCACGTTTCATCTGCATTTTCTGCGAGATTACATTAAGATATTCAGCAAGATCATAATAACATTTGTCAATAAACGATTGTATTTTAGTTTCACAAATCTTATCAAGGAATTTGACGATTGATTTTGTGTTGATAGATGGATTCGTCTCTTTAATAGTTCTAGATACCAATTCATCAAGACATAGATAAATCGAATCCGTATCTGATGCAATTACATAGTCCTTATCTTTAGTGTCTAATAACTTATTTAGATAATCATTCAGCTTATTCTCAATCCAGCGAATAACTAACTGACCTGATGTAGTGATTGCTATTGCTTGTCTAATATCAAACAGTCTAAAGTATTCATTTCCTAATGCCCCGTAGGCAGAATTGAGGCTTACCTTTTTAGATAGTTGCAGATTGTTAAACCTAGCAATAGTTTTTTCAATCTCATATCTCTTTATAGGATCAGTTTCTTTCTCTAACTCTTTCTTCGCTTCAATAGATTTCTTCTTATACTTTGTTCTATCGTTATACATATTTTCCATAATTTCAGATAAGAAACCTTGTTTGTCAATAGAGAAGAATTGTCCGTTAGGAGATAAAGTAACATTCATAGATTTGAGAATAGTAGTATCAATAGATTTATTAAGCAAACTATCAATACTAATATTATTAGAACTCAAAAACATCCTCATCTCATCTGTATATTTTTCAGGCAAAATTAAAGTATCCGGTGATATATTGAATTGCTGAATGAGTGAAGGATACAAGCTGTTGAGATCGAAAGATACAACCCACTTATGTAATCCAATGATAGGATCTTTTACATAAGCTCCAATAAATGCTTCATTTTTTGTATTCATCCTATTTGGTGGAATAACAATGTTCTTTTCTTTAAGATGATTATAGATGATAGAATCCCACATACGGACTTGCGAGAATGCATCATTCATATTTGTCTTACTATCATATGCAAGAGTTAATGTCAGTTCAATTAGTTTTAATTTTTCATCTAATTTCTCAACCAATTCAACATCTTTAATGTTATACTCAATAAAAAGTTGATAGTTTTCTTTATAGAGATTATGAAGATTTCCATACTCTTCATATGATAGTTTACGTTCGTTTAATTCCACATTGCAGATATGGTCTAATTTATAACTTTCTTGAGATTGACCACCAGGCGCAAACTTTCGATACATGTTAATATAATCTAAAGTTGAGATACCTACTAATTTATAGATTATTTCTTCTTTGCCTATACGATTGATAGCTTTTGAAGGCATAATGATATTCCAAGGGGAAAGACGTTTAGACCATTCTTCTCCAAGGAGTTTAGTGATCCTATTAACAAGATAAACAATATCAAATCGTTCTACATTCCATCCAGTGATGATATCTGGATAGTCTTTACTCCATTCATCAATAAATCGTTTAATCAGATCAATTTCATCTTGGCATTTAATATATCTAACATCTGATCTTGTATTGTTAAAATTGCCACAACCAAATACTACAAAGTTATCATGATTTGTCTTTAGAGTAATAGCTGTGATTTCTTCATTAGCAAGTGAAGGTTCAGGAAATCCATTTTCAGAGGCTACTTCTATATCAATATTTGCTACAGTGATATGTTTTATATCCCATTCTACATTACCCAAATAGTTTTCAGAAATAAAGGCATACTCATATTTCTGCATTCCATAGATTTTGAAATTATCTATATCTTTATATTTCTGAACAAAATCACGGCAATCACGAATATTGCCAGGTTTAATCTCTGAAACATATTCTCCAGAAATAGTGGTAAACTCTGTAGGAACCTTTGATGGTACATACAGAGTTGGGTTGTAATCAAATTTCTGTTTAACTTTTCTTCCGCTTTCATCCACTCCTCTGAACAAAATTCTTGATCCATATACGGAAACATTTGTATAAAAGGATTTCATTATTATTCCTATTATATCCAGGTGATCTTGTTTTAATATAGCAGAAAAAAAGGTTGATGTCAATGTCATTTTTCACTTGACATGGTTTTTACCAGTGTTATAATGACTATGTAGTCGTTTCAATGAATCCAATTAGATTTGATTAGTTGATAAGAAATCAAATATACTGAACGAAGTGAACAATCATTGTTAAGATGGTAAGATAAGTTTTGTTGTTGATGTCACGATCCCTCCAAACAAAGAATTATATTGATTGATAAATTCCTTGATAGGTGTTACCACAAAAAGAATATGTCTTTTATCAAGTTCAATTGTTTTATCTTCTGAGAATTCCATCCACGGAGCAAATCCAATTGATGGTGATGCTTTAGGATCTCTTTGAGGCATAACCACCACACGAATAGGATCCTTTATAGTTAATTTCAAATCTTCATCACTAACAATATCTGCTAATAGTTCTTCGCCATTGAATAGACGAATTAGTTTTACATTTAGTGCCATATTATACTTCCTCCATTAAAAAATCATAAACTGCTACAGTCATCCATTTTTCAGGAATAAGAGTCACTGGTATTCCATTTTCATTTGAGAACGTATAAGCATTCTCATGATCCATAACTTTAACAATCTTCTCCCATCGTTTATCAAAGTCACGTTGAACGATTTGTGTTTCTAAAATTATATTCTTATTCATAATCTCGTCCTTTATATACATTAGATTGTAGAAGTCTACCTGCTGGATTATTATGTTCGGGTAGAGTGAAGTAATTGAATGCTCTAACATTATCTAGACAACATAGCCACTGCTCATCCCTAAATCTATCTGAAGTGGTTTTGAGCCATGGATCTGTTGTTTTTTCTTGTAATTTTTTCCACCATTCTTTACTGGCAGGATCAGGCAATCTTTTAATATAGTTTGATTTTGCCCACCAGAAATTACCACTATAATGTTTTGAAGGTGTATTATAATAGTTAATTCCAGCAACATCAAATAAATCTAAAGCATATACACAAGCTTTCCAATTTTGAAGAACACCCCAATTTAAATATTGTCTCCAGTAATAATAGTTTTTATACTGGTGAATATTAGATACTTCAAGATGTCTAATAGTTGATGTTACACCTTTAGTGTGAATATAACAAACATTAAAATCATCTTTAATTCTATGACAATCTTTATAGATTTTACGATATGTATAGTTTTCTGTAATTGTTGATTCATGTTCTAAATTTTGAATCATTTGACGGTCATTACGCCAGGGATTTTCCACAAATTCTATGTTAAATCTCACAGAAAAGCTA